AGCTCTGATTCAACGACATAAGTGTTTTTATTATCTGTGCCATATCTGAAGCACTTCCTGCACTAATGTTTAACGAAGCCGGACCTGATGACTGCGACGCCATTCCCATTTCCGGAGGGCATTCTGTTAAAGTCGATTCTGTTAATGACTTTTTGTTTTCAATATTATCAAGTTTTTTCAAAATATCTAACATGCTCATTTTTTTATTTTCCTACCACACTTTTTTTATTTTGTGGTTCCTCTTTAAATGTTTCAATCTTGAAACCACTGGAATTTTTATCACGTTCCTTGCGTGCTACTTCTAATTCTTTTAATAAATCCATTACACGAGAATTTCCAACAAATTCTTGCGCACTTTCGCCGCCTAAGTCTTCTTTGTTTAACAAAGTTTCGTATGTGCTATCTTCTACTTTGTTTTGAATTTCTTCAAGCGGACCGTTTGCATTTCTAACAACTATATGACTTCTAGGAAAATTACATACATTTCCTATGTATTCTTTTAATACACTGTCTGTAGTAGGATATATTAATTCTACTTCAAAATATGTTACTTCTAAATTTTCTAAATTTGGAAAGTCTAGTGGACGTTCTTGTATAGGAGTTCTTTTTCCTGTACTTAAATTAGAAACACCGAATTTTTCTAAATGCATACTTAGCTTTTCTTTGGTATCAGCTGGAATGTCTCCAGCTATACCTATCTTAAAAGGATAAGTTTTTTTAGATTCGATGATGTACTGGTTAAGTTTTTTCATTGTTGGTAATCCTGTTATAACTTATTTATCTCGTTCTATGCCTTTAAGACGCTGCAATAAGCTGTTTCTATCTGTTACTACGTAGCCTTCGCCTTCAGTAAAGCCTGAATCAGGAGACGCATCTTTGTCTTGTTTTTCTTTTTTAAGCTGAAGTTCGATCATTTTTAACTTTTTATCCAGTTTAGCTACTTTTGCATCTAAACTGGTTTTCAACATATTTCCTGCTACTTCAAACACACGTCCAGAAAATCTTGCTTCTACACTCATACCAAGGTCCATTAAATCTTCGTACGCACTCATGGCTTTTTCGGCAATTTCGTTTAGTTCGCGATCAGCCATTTGTCCTAGGCCATCAACTGCTGGCAAGGCAGCAGCAATTTTATCAAATTCTGCAATATCTCTAAATGCTTTTTTTTGTTCTGCTATTTCAACAGTTTGTTCTTTTTTTTCTTTAGTTTTTTCTTGTTTTAGTATTTCTTTTGCTTCTGGCAAATTAAATAAATCTTCTAACTTTTTATTCATAGGACTTTCCTTTTTATCTCGATCTGCCGTTGTGAAAAATATCATTTTCACTTACAACTCTAAACGTTACACCGTTTTGAGAACACCATGCCCTTGCTGCTCCCCATTTTGCTTCATTTAAAACTGCATGTGCCCTATGTAGTTTATTGCGTTTTGCTTCAGCTAAACTAGTTTGACTCAATGGTTTAACTTCTATAACTTCAGCATGTTTTTGATTTGTTTTATCAACATACACTATAAAAAAATCTGGAACATACACTGTGTATTTTCCAGTGAAAGGATTTCTATACGGAATTTTTATAGATTCTGATGCCCACTTAACAACACTTGGGTTTTCATCACAAAATTTCATAAATGCGAATTCCCAGCTGCTTCTATATCTAGGGGATCCTAGTCCTGCATACTTATCTGTATTTTTTACAGTAAATTTTCCTTGCGCCCATTTTGCCATTAGTAAACAATATTTCTTGCTTCAACTCTAGTTACATTTGTTTGGGATCTATATCCTAATTTACTTATTTTAGATCTGTTGGAGTTTAAAATTGCAGTAACCAAATTGCTTAATTTTACTTTGTCATATCCTTTGAGAGTATCTAATAATTCAAGAACATTAACATTATCTATTTTTGCTTCTTGTAATAAAACAGTGCTGATACTTATTGCAGCAGATTCTTCAAACCCTCTGTTTTTAAAAAACCCAACCACTGCATCAACTTGATTGCTAGGGTAGGAAATTTCTTTTTGAAAAAATCTATCAAAAAACAATCTTGTGTTTTTATTACTGTCTGTATTAGTATTGATATTTGTAGTTGAAGACATTGGCTACCTTAAAAATTTCTTTGAGATGCTACTGTTGTGTTACTAACAGAACCTTGTGTTGGAAATTCTATATTTCCTAACTGATTGGTGGTAACAACTGTTTGTGGTGTAGCTACAGTTGCTGGTTTTGAAAGATTTTCTATTGTTGATAATGTTACAGCAGAATTTGTTTTTTTAACATTGCTAATTCCACTGTTAACGTTAATATTGGCAAAAGGATTGTCCAATAAACTTTTGCCCAAGTCATAACGTGCAGGTTCGCCAAACCCTGTTGGTGATACACCTAATAAAACTGGGCCTTGGGCATATTGTACCGATTCAAAAGAAACAGACAATCTATTTGATACAAATTCGCTTTGGCTATAGTCCATATTGTCGTGTTCAAACGAATCAATCAACGGATTTATTAGTGTAAACGAAGTGAAAGTAGGAACAATGTTTTTAGGGTGCAGTTGGAATATTTGTATACTTGTAAAAAAGTTATAAACTTTTCCTTGGGTGTCAAGTCCGTATCTAAATTTTTGTAGATCCGGTGATCCATACGCTGTATTTAAACCACTAACTGTGCGAGAATATGCACTTTCTGATATGCTAGGCGACGACCCTGAAACTGTACTGTATCTACTGTCTTGGTAATAATAATTAAAATATGAATTCCATAATTTAGTTGTTGCACCTTTGTTATCGTCGTGAAATTCTATATTCAATGGAAAATATTGTACAGTTGTGTGTAAAACTTTTTTCCTATTGTATTGGTTTAATGTTTCAGTTTGTGTTTTGTATTTAGGCAGGTCTACACTTTTAGCTAAAAGATTTATTTCGTTTCTGTCCAACCCTAGTGTTTTAATTGACGGGTTTATATTGATTACAATATGAAATAAAAACTTAACTTTAGGAGCCAACAACATATTGTTTGCTCGATACAGCTTGGCCGCATGACTATAATCGCCTAAGTTTCCTTTTAAGCTACCGTACGAACTAAAGTTATCATAATATCCATTAAATCCCATATAAATATTTATCTAATTTAAAAAACACTATTATAAAGAAAAAAGGGAGAAATTAATCTCCCTTTTGTTTAGCAATCTCATATTAAAACTTAAATGCCTGCGCCTGTTGCGTTTGTACTTATTGAACGTCCAACGTTTGCACCAAGTCCTCGATCTGGGCCTGCGCCTGTTGCACCGTTGAATTGAACTGCATTATCATATAGAATACTAAGAGTAACAGTAACTGGTTCACTGGTTGCATAGTCTAGTGAGTTATAGTTTGCGCTTGCAAGATAACAACCGTAGCATTCCCAAGTTTCTAATACAGTCGGAGTAAACGTACCGTTGCCGCCGTCAAGTATTTCAATACGTGTTAAGAACTTGTAATCTGATCCAGAAGCAGCACTTGCTTGTTCCATAAAGTCAAATTGCTTTTGTAGCTGTTCGCCAACTAGCTTTTGAACGTTATTGTTTACATCTTCTCTCAAATTGAGAGTTATTGCTTCCCAACTGTGCTTACCTGCTAAGTTTATTTTCGAGTTGTAAACGTGAACTTCCATGTTTGCAAATGTTAAGTTAGGACGTGTTACGTCTATAACTTGTTTTGTAAGTTCAGTAGTTGGAGTACTTACACCAAAGTTTTCTAATGTTACACGAAAACGGTATTGTAATTTAGGCATTAGCAAGCCCTGTGCCGATGCACTATCGTTGGTTGCTAATGGTACTGTTAGTTTTGTTAATGATGAGATTGCCATATATAATTAACTCCTTATTACAAGTATTTATCAATTATAGGGGTTTTTAAAAACCCCTATAATTTTATAGACCTGCAATTTCTCCTGTGTTCTTCAAGCGCAACGGAATGTATATAAATTCAATTGCCTTAACTGGTTCTATAGCAATGTCAACATAAAGTTCATTTCTATCGATTCTTGCTGGGGTGTTGTTTGTTTCGTCACATACAACAAGATAGTCGTATATAGCTCTTAATCCAATAAGTTCAACCATTAAGCTTTCAACTTGCTGTTTGATTTCATCACGAGTGATTTTATCATTAGGTTCAAAGATGTATGGTTTTGCAAGTTTCTTAAGTTGACTGCGTAGGTAAATTACCAATCTTGCAACGTTGATTCTGTCAAGCGCACTAGCATTTCTTGCACGAGTCTTTTGTCCAAATACAACCAAGCCAGCACCATTTAAGAATGTTATTGGGTTAACGTTTGCTTGGTACAATGTGTCTCTTTGACCTTCGTTAAGACTAATACTTACAAACTCACCTTCGTTGCTGATGTATCCAACTGCTGATGCGTTGGTTACTCCTCCACGACGTGTACCAGCTGGTGCAAACCATGGATATGCAACTTGGTCGTTAAGTGCAATTACACGCAACGCCATATGACTTGGTGGTACAACGATGTTATTACCTGCGTTGTCGCTGGTGAATCCAGCTGGGTAGTAAACTCCAAGGTATTCATCTCTGCTTACAAGTCCTAGATCGTTATCTTCAACAGCCAATGCTACGTTACTAGCCCAGTTGTTTATAGATGTAGTGTTTGGTTGCAGTCTCATTGGGCTATCGCCTACTACAAACGCTGTTAACCCTCTGTCGTAGTTTAGATTGATCATTTCGCCGATAAGCTCAGGATATCCTGGTGATGCAATCAAATTAAAGATTCTTGATTCGTCATCACGTATATCTTCGTTGCTGTTTACACTTGCTTGCAATGATTGAACAACAACTTTGCGTTGAGCGTTACGTCCAAACGATCCTGATCCATCGATGTTGTTTGCTGACTCAGTAACCCAACGATGTGGGTAGTAGTTGGTCATTGATTCATCGTTGTATCTAGTGTTGGTGCCTTCGATGTCCACATAGTTTCTTTCAAAACGCTTTACGTTAAATCCACTGCGACGTAGATTCCATAGCAACATGCCTTTTGGATATAGTGCAGGATCTGGTGCATCTGCATCAAGATAATTGCTTTCAAGTAGATCAACAATATCAGCAGCATTTTCGCTAGTACCAGCAGTGCTCCAACGAGCATCAGCAAACAGTATACCATTTTCAGTGGTTTGATCAGTTTTGTCAACCAATGTCCATTTGCTGGTTGTTGCATTGTAACGATAAACAGTAGGATAGTTTTCTATATCTGCTGTAGAAATCCACAAATCGTTGGTTACAAGAGCGCTGCCATCTGATTGTTCAGTTGGTTCAGTTGCCGAAACAATAGGCCCATTTGGATCTGTATTAGGGAATGCAGTTGCATTGTCTTTATAACCGACCCATGTTGTTCCGTTGTGATATAGTATATCAACTTCGTCAATAACACTGCTGTACCACAATGCGTCCTGTGCTGGAGTTGTTGTTGGTTCGCTAGTTTGTGCAGTATATGTTAATACTTTCCAAAGTGTAGCTATAAACTCTTTAGGACTAGTGTTTTGATCTGTTCCTGGAGCATAATAGAAGTTGGTAGTGCTTGTTGGATCAGTGGATACATATGGTGTAAACACATTGTCCAATATTCCACTGGTGTCAACAAAACGTATATCACCACCGGTTGTATGAGAAATTACAACTCTATTTTGTGCGTTAACACTTGCACTAACATGTGTGTAGCCTTTTGCATTGATTGCGTTAGCAAGCACGTCTGCGTCGCTTGTAGCGCCTGTTGCAACAAATGAAACAGTCATTGTTGTAGTAGCTGATTCGCCTGCAAGTGTTTCTGTTAAACTAAATGAGTGTGTTCCTGCAGGGAATGACGATGCAGTTACTTTTGCACTGGTTATCGAAGTTTCGCCTGAAGAATTTCTTCTAAACAATTTAAATGTTGCAAGCTTGTCGCCATCTTCAGCAACGTTGCTTTGAATGTATAGTTGTCCCTCAACTAGATTTGCACCACCGCCTGTGCTGTCTAAACCGTAGATTGCTGCGGTATTAGTTGCATATATCGAAGCAGGTATTGTGGTCCAAGATGCAGTGTCTGAGCTGTAACGTTTGATGCTCCAATTTGCACCCAAGTTAGGTGTAGTGGTTTTTGCCCACAACGAACCAGTTGGACGTGGATTTGTATCAGTTGTTTTAAATTCTGGAACACTAGTATGTGGAGCAATTTCAAGCTTTGGTGCATAGTAATCACCCTGTGATATTCCTAACAGTGTAAATGTAGCATCGTCGCCGTATAGTTCAACTGTGTCTCCAGAAGCGCCTGAATAAAATATTGCAAGACGGCTGTTTACAACACTGGCTGTAATACCTGCTGTTACCAACGCAGTGTTGGCGTTAATAGCAGATGCCAACGATGCTATTGTAGCACCTGATGTAGTTACGTTGTATTGATTTCCAGTACTGTCGCTGGTCAAGCTAAAGGTAATAGTTCTGCCCACAATCAATGTTGGGTTAGCATTTGCACCAGTAACAATAGCATGGCTGGCTTTCCATTCTGGAGTACCAACTTTAACCCAAGTTCCTAATCTATTTTTATACCAAAGAGTATTAACATCAGTAACTGCAACCATAGCATAATCACCAATTACACCAACGCTGCCTTTTGGTGTATAGTTTCCACCTGCATAATCGACTACTTTTGTAGTATCAGTTATTACCAATGGTACTTTGTTTAAAAAGCTCTGTCCGTTGGTTGTAGTAATTGCAGCACCGTTCCACTCAAATACGCCGTAAAAAGAAGCATCTGTATCAAACCAGTATGAATTATTAGTTGGGTCACCAGTAACAGGTGTACTACTTGCAGTTATCGAATTTAAGTCAACATCTGCTCTAACAATGTATGCTCTATTTGCAACACCTAAATAAGAATAAGCAGCTTGTAAGCCGTATTCATTTTGTTCACCACCGTGAATAGGATTGTTATTTGCGTCAGTATAAAATAGTGGATCGCCAAATGTTTCCGAAAGTTCTCGTTGACTTGAAATCAAATAAACTTTTCCTGCATTTGATTTCAGTGTACCGGGCGCAATGCCAGTATTTCCCGGATTTGTTTTATTCTCTTTTGTTGCTACAAAAATAAGGGGTACAGTACCAGGTTCGGCCGGAGTGTAGAAACTCTCGTCGATTACGTTAACCTGTACGCCCGGTGATACTAATGCCATTGTATGTTTTCTCCTTGTGGATTTCGTTGCTATTATTATTTAGCAAAACCACCGGAAAAAACTGTATTTTAGCAGTTAAAAGTGCTAGTTTAATATATTGTTTATAAGCTGTTTAGTATTAAATACAAGGTCATTTAACGATCCATTGTTGTCAATAGTAAAATCTGCCATCCAATGTTCTAGGCTCATGCTGTCTTTTGATTCTAATGGCAAATGATCGCTACGATCTACCCAAATAGCAAAATCAAATACTTTGGTGTTTTTCATAGCAAAGAATTCACGTTTATTTCTAAGACCGCAGTAGATATCGTGTGCAGCAAAAATCTCTCTGCCTAGACGTGCTGCATCAGGTACATTATAAGCGCAGATAGCATCATACCATTCTGCTCGGTGATTATGCCTGTCAGCATAGCACTCTTCTTCACTAGCATATCCATATTTTTCCTTTAGTTGATCGTAAATGAAAAGTTTAGAACAAAATTGACTGCTAGACTCAAAGCTAAATCCGTATGTGTCTTTTAGAATTTCGCAAACTGTATCTTTTCCGTGACGACCGTGTCCGATAATTAATAACTTTGGAAGTAAACTCATTACATTAACCTTTTTTAATTTATAACAGAAAATTAAAAACTTGTCAACCAAACGTTATCAGGTCCTACTAAATATTTGAATCCGCAATCAACTACTGCATCTTGTACAGGATACATGTTTATATCATGCCCTAATAATCCTGCTGTAGTTTTTAATAACGGGCTATATGCTTTTATATCTTTCACTACATTTTTGTATGTATGACTAGCATCGATAAACACAAAGTCTATTTTTTCATGTATATTCAACGATTGTTCCCAGCTCATACCTTCGAGAACAATCAATCTATCTTTATATTTTTCTTTAATTTTAGTATTATAATATTGACTAATGTCTTTGTCAACGCTGTACATTTTTAACTGAGGATTGTTATCCAACAGATGGAATAGTGTTCTTCCGACTCTTGTCCCTACTTCAACACCAACAGTCCACGAATTTTTTTTAATTAAAAAATCAATAAAATGTTCTCTAAATAGCTTTCCGTTGTAATTTATATTTTGTTTACAGTTTCTATCTATTTTAACATCATATTTTTTTGACATTGGTTATCCAATTAAAAAGCTGTATCCATATCCGCCGGCAACTGCAAGAGCTGCTTCGTTATCAAGTTTTTCAATTTCTGCACTGGCTTCTGCCTTAAGTGCAGTACCGTTTAAACTTGTACCACCTTGAGGTCCTGCAATTGTTGCAAATTTTTCTCTTGCTTCTCCTAACATGTATTTACATGTAGCAAGTGCGTAATCTTTAATCCATTGCTTGGCTAGATAATCTATTAGCAATTCGCTATCAGGTCTATAATTGTAACAAAACAACAAAATTTCTTCGCCTGCTCTAGGACGCTGTAGCAGAGTGAGTTTTTTAGTAGACGGGTTCCAAACAAATTCAATAAAACTACCAAACATTCTGCCTACCAATTCTTGTTGTTGAGCAAACAATTCGTATGTTAATAGTCCGCCCATTCCGGAACCGGCTAGCAAATAGGTGTTTGTGTATGCAAGGTTAAACGGTTCAAATAAACTGCTGCCGTCGCCGCCACCGCTTCTACTACCCACACTTCTTCTAAAGCATTGTCTTACTTCAATTATTTCCTGCGGCAATATGTATTCGTTTGTATCGTTTATCAATTTTAAAGTTACATAGCTTTCTTCAACACTGTTACCGCTTTTTTGTCTAAACTTGCTCAACGCTCTGTTTAGCGCAATTTCGTAATGAATAGGGTCTAATTCAACATCTACCATGCCGCCGCCCAGCATAGCATGTATATAATCATAAACGTCTTGTTTGTAGGTTACTAAATTGTTGTCCATTGAGCATTCTCCATATGTATTTATAATAAATATAATATGCCACGCTTAAGCCTTTATAGACCCGAAAAAAGTAACGACTACGAATTTTTTGATAAAATTATCAATGAACAATTTTCTGTAGGCGGTACAGACTTGTTTGTTCACAAGTATCTTGGACCAAAAAATCCAACTGCTGAAAATGCAACTGCTGATCAGCCACAATACGATGTAATAAAAGAAACAAATATACAAGACCTGTTGTTACTGGAAAATAGAGATAGAAAATACGATAAAGATGTTTATCAAATTAGAGGAATTTATCAATTACAAGATTATGACTTTAATCTTTCTCAATTTGGTTTATTTTTATCCAACGACATTTTATTTGTAACTGTGCATATTAATTCAAGTGTAAAAACCATTGGACGAAAACTAATGTCCGGGGACGTTATTGAATTGCCACATTTAAGAGATGAATATGCAGCAAACGATTACGCAGTTGCTTTAAAAAGATATTTTGTAATAGAAGAGGTCACTCGCGCAGCTGAAGGATTTAGTGTAACTTGGTATCCACATTTGTATAGACTAAAATTAAAACAAATCACTGCTTCTCAAGAATACAAAGACATACTTGAATTGCCTATAGAAGAAGGTTCTAATACAACATTGGGCGATGTATTAAGCACATACGAAAAAGACATGCAAATCAACAATGCTGTGATCGCACAAGCAGAAGCAGATGCTGGATTAAGCGGATACGATACCAGTCACTTCTATACATTACAAGTGGATCAAAATGGAAGAACCGAGCTAGTTACCGCAGACTTAACATCTCTAGATGCATCAACGCAAAATGAAATAGCCGACAGAATAAATCAAACACCTGCACGCTCAGGTTATACTGGTTACCTGTTAGGTGACGGTTTAGCGCCCAACGGAGAGACCTTTGGAAGCGGCATTACATTTCCAACAGGCGCTGTCAAGGGAGATTACTTTTTACGCACAGATTTTATGCCAAATAGACTTTTTAGATTTGACGGATCACGCTGGGTCAAGGTTGAAGATAATGTTAGACATACTTTATCGAATACAAACACAAGACAAACACAAAAAGGCACATTTATCAACAATACAAATTCAAGTACTATTTGTGATGATGAAGTTGTTGAAAGACAGAGCCTTAGCAAAGCATTAAGACCAAGGGCAGATAACTAATGAGTTTACATTTTTATGACGGTCAAATTAGAAGATATCTAACACAGATAATACGTTTGATGAGTAATTTTTCGTATAAGGATGCCGACGGTGATATTAAACAAATTCCTGTACTGTACGGAGACTTAACTCGTCAAGTTGCTTCTATTATCAAAGACAACTCAGAAAATAAATTGCCCAGCGTGCCAAGAATGTCAGTTTATATAACAGGTCTTGAAATGGATAGAACACGCACCAGTGATTCTTCATTTGTGAGTAAAGTTCACATTAGAGAAAGAGCAGTAGATGCGTCAGGTCAAGAATATCTAAACACACAAGGACGCAACTATACAGTAGAACGACTTATGCCAAGTCCTTATAATTTGTCAGTAAACGTAGATATTTGGAGCAGCAACACTGATCAAAAATTACAAATTGTTGAACAAATTTTAACATTATTTCATCCTAGTTTAGAAATACAAACAACTGACAATTTTGTTGACTGGACCAGTTTAACTGTGGTTAATTTAGATAGAATAGAATTCAGCAACCGATCTATACCAGTAGGTTTAGAAAGTGAAATAGACATAGCAACACTTGCGTTTTCAACACCTATATATATTTCTCCTCCAGCAAAAGTAAAGCGACTAGGTGTTATTACAAATATTATCACCAGTGTCTTTACTGAAAGTCAAGGAAACATAGACCTAGGTATAAGCACTCCTACCAATTTGTTAGACGGAAATAATTTTGAAATTATAGAAGAAAGAGAAACAACAGACATCAACGGGGTTGCAGAAAGAATTGTTGATGATGGACAGTTTCCAAATGACGGTACTGGAGAAATGGATATTAGAGTCACTAGAAAAATTAGACCTAGACAGCCTGGTTCATCATTGACTAACAGTACTTGGTTGTCTTTAGGATTATATGTAATCGGCAACAAAGCCTACGTGATAGACAAAGGTACTATAGGTAGTATGAATTGGAATTCTCTGTTTGATGCATATCCAGGATGCTACAAGCCCGGTATAAGTCAAATACGAATATTAAAAGATGACGGAAGTTATATAGTTGGTTACGTTACAGTGAATCCTCTTAAACCCAGCGAATTATTTGTTGATTGGGACAGTGATACACTGCCTAGTAATACTGTGTTGCCAGGCCCAGCAAGAAATCCAAACAGTTATACAAGTATCGATTATATCATTGATCCATTAAGATGGAACCCTACAACTAGACTTGTTTCAGGCTTGCGTGTTATGCTGTTAGGAAAAATTGGTAATGTAATTAATGATGATGGCGCCGATGGCTGGAAAGCAACAGATTCACCTTTTGGAGATCTTGTTGCAGGAGAAAACGATATAGTTGAATATGACGGTGCTGAATGGTCAGTTATTTTTAATGCAGCAAATTCTCCAAATCCTATATACATTACCAACTTAGCAACTGGCTCACAGTACAAGTGGACTGGCGAATATTGGACAAAAAGTTACGAAGGCGAATTTTCACAAGGCGGATGGATGCTGTTTCCAGAAACATAATTAATATTATGAAGAAGATTGTATGCTCCGGTGCTTTGTTTTATACTCTAAATACAAATAGATTTCTATTATTACATAGAACACAATCTAAACAGAACAATGTATGGGGTTTAGTTGGTGGTACCAACGAAGGATACGAAACACCTTGGGAAGGTTTGCGTAGAGAAATCCAAGAAGAAATAGGTGTACTTCCTGAAATTAAAAAAACTATACCGTTAGAAACCTTTATCAGTAACGACGAACAATTTTTATTTCACACATACTTGTGTGTTGTACAGGAAGAATTTATACCTGTGTTAAACAACGAGCACGACGGTTATTGTTGGGTTAGTTTTGGAAAATGGCCAAAACCGTTGCACACTGGATTGGCCAATACACTAAGAAGTAAAACAAATCAACAAAAGCTGGAAACAGTTTTTAAACTAATTGATTTAATTGGCTAAACTGATCTTTAAGCCACAGCTGATCGTTTATTTTTAAAAGATTTTCGGGTTCTCCTAGGTTTTCTAACCCAAAGTTTTTTCCTTGTTTTGATCCAACTATATAAAATTCAGCAAACGGAATATTTTTTATTTCGCTGCAATTTATATTGATTTGATTTTTAACTTCAACATTTAATTTTCCATTTGAATGTAAGTCGCCTGCTAACTTGGTAGTTTCAATAAAACCAGCAGCCCACGCAGAAAATGCATCATTTATTAAAATGTCGTAATTTACATTATCTGGAACACTTGCAACAACAGGCCATTCTTTTTTTTCTATATAAAATTTATAATTTATTTCATTTTCTGTTAAATTATTATTTTTACTAAACAGTGCAATTCCGTTGTATTGCGAACCATTTAGAAAAACATGTGTAATATTATTGTCAAAGTTGTTGTTGTAAGAAAAATAAATGTCAAATTTAAAAGAATCGTTTACTTTAACATTACTAGGAATTCCGTAAAACATGTTGGTTTTGGTTTTTTGTTTTGCATCCAAGTAATCTTGATAGTCGTCGATTTTAAATCGTTCATATTTTTTAGGAAAACTTGCAACAATCGGCCATTCTTTTTTTTGTAAATAATTTCTAGACAAAAATTCTTTTTCTGTTACAGGAGAATTTTTACTAAACAACACAATACCGTCTGTGTGGTTTCCATTTAAAAAAGTATGATTAATAGATCTGTCATAGTATTCAGTAAAAGAAAAATCTTCTGCTATTTCTACATCGTCGGGGATAAACCAAAAGCTATCAGTATTTGAATTTTTTAATGCGTAAAGATATTCATTGTAATTTTTAAAGTTATATTTTTCAAATGGAATAGGATTAGATGCAACTACATTCACTTCTTTTTTTGATGCATAAAATCTATAATTTAATTCTTTAGCAGTTGGGTTAGAATTTTTTGGAAAAAGTGCAACTCCGTCAAATTGACCATTTATCCCGTTTTTAAAAACGTGTATGATTTCTAAACTCCAATCGTCTGGCTCGTAGTTAAATTGAAATCTATTTGTTATAATTACATCATCAGGAATTAACCAAAACAAATCAGTTGCAGACAATTGTGCTGCTTCAGCATGAGATTTTGCCAATTGTGTTTGAGGAAATTTCTCTATTAATTTTTTATAATTCTCAGACTTTATGTTTCCTATAAAAAACATATCGTACATTTCTTTGCCACAGTAGGTATCGTGTATACCGCAGATGTTGTTGTGTTTTATAGTAACAGTTGCTTCACCTTTGGTTGGTACCAATTTAGTCATGTTCCAACTTTTAACATGCCACTTGGATTTATTTACATATGGAAATAAGTGAATTGCATTGGTTTCTTTAGGCGTAAACCACAGGGGGAAGGTGTGTAACAAATTTATTTTTTTGTCAACTAGCCAAACAAAATCATATTCTTGATATTTTTTTAGTATTGAATAGTCTGATGTATCGTCTACAAATAAAACAGGGTGCTTTGTTAATATTTGATTTTTTAAAACATCTTGACCGTTGTAAATTTTTTTTGAAAATCTATTAAACTTTTCAACTGCGTTCATCTGTTTCATCAAGTAAGTAAGCTTTCATTCCATAGTGTGCAACGTGTTTGCTTAACGAGCAATCGACAAATACTTCAAAGCCTGTGTCATTTGCTTGTTTACAAAAGTAAATATCTTCGCCAGAAATATTCTGTGTATCTTGATTCCATACATGAAAAAACCATGGTTTTGGAATTTCATCAAACACCTGTATCTTTGTTAAAACACAGCCCATTCCTACAGCAAAAACTTTTTCTATGCCAGAATCAAACACTGGCAATCGTTTAGAAAGATCGTTTTTATCAATAAATGCGACAGATTTTTGAGGCTTTACTCTTGTACTGTATGCGGCTGCTACAATATCTTTGTTGTGTTTATTTAATTCGTAAAATACGTTGTCAGGAAAATGCATATCACTGTCAAGCCAAAGAATATGACTAGCACCGATTGACAACGCACTGTCAACTAATTCATTTCTCTGCTGTGATATAACACTGCCCAAATTAAAAACAACTTGGAAGTTTACATTATCTTTGGTTAATTTTTTTGTTAAATTAACCAAGCATTGCGTAAATGTTGTATGTACAGTGTCTCTAGCAGGAATGCATATAGCTATTTTCATTATACAACAGAATTATGTATTGTATTAACTGACAAATCTCTTTCTGCTTCTATGGTTATTTCATTGAGTTTTCTTGCTGTTGACGTTGCAATTCTAACAACTTCTTTAAAATCAGCTTCTGGTAATGACGACATCTCCAGCATGGTTTCGGGTTGCACTTTACCCAGTGTCAACAGATCTGCTGCGGCTTTTTTACCTAACGATGTAATCCAGTGGATTCTATCATCAGATTCCATTCTGCTCATAACTGTTTCAAATGATTCTCCATTTAAAATAATGGCTTTCATTTTTTCTTTAACTGCATCATTAATATTTGTTATAGCCTCAAGTTTTAATAATTTTCTTGCTTTGCTATAATCTTTAGCCAATAAAACATGTTCGATTTCGTATTGTGTAATCATAATATATCCTTTTTATCTTCCGCCAAATGAAGAACTCATTGTTATGTTATTACCAGTTGCAATGCCTATATAAGTTCCTAAAATTCCTAAAGAAACTGTAACCGACGGACCGCCGAAATAAACTGAGATATCAGCATATAATCTTATTGTACTACCAGTTGGGGGTAACGCCATTTACAGTTCCTATATTTAATCATCATTCTAACATAATATTTTATGATTGTCAAGTTTGATAGCCAATAAATTTGGCTATCTTATTTGTTTATTAATTTTTGAACCATTTCACGTAGTTCATCAATTTGTTTTTGTTGTTCTTTGAACGCTTCGATAAACGCGCCTGCCATAGCACCGTAGTTAACAGTTTTAATACCGTCATCTAATGTAACAACAACTTCTGGGAAATATTTCTCAACTTCTTGAGCAATAACACCCATGTGTCTAGTTTCTTTGTCTGCTAGATCGTTACGAGTAAATGTCACACCGCGAATACTTAGTATCTTGGTTAACGGATCTACGATTACTTCAATATTATCTTTTAGTGTAATATCTGAATAAGCAGTAACTTCGCCGGTCGCTGTAAAGTCGCCGGTTGTTCTAGCAAAAGTAAATCTAGTAGCACCAGTATCTTGTACTATCAAATTACCAAGTGACATATCGATAATGTTGTTGGTAGCATTGTGGTACAAGTCAAATTCACCACCGGTACCAAGTTGTAATATAATGTTATCGTTTAATACAATACCGCCTGCTGAGAATGTTTGTTGTGCTGAAATTGTCTGGGCAATGTTAGTACCGGCTACAGTAAACGTTGAGTCAGGTATTGTAACAACTCTGTTTGCTGTTGGTGCGTTGCTAAGTTCGGTGTAGAATGCACCAGTTGCGTCGTACATTCTAAAGTTACCACCAGATGTAACCACTGCCGATATATTAGGTGCAGTGCCATTGGCCGCTGTCCAGAACTGTATTTCACTACCACCAGATGTTCCAACAGCTACACCACGTATTAACCCAACGTCTCCTGATCCTTGCGCACTAGCATCTCTGCTAGCAAATACTATTGCACCATATTCTTGGCTTGCTGCTGTCGAAGTATCGTTTGCTTCTAGACGTATTCTTGCACCAATAGAATCTGAGATTGCCGTCGATACGTATATATCACTTCCTTGAATAGTAGCAACTGGAATGGTTGAACTTGTCAACGCTGTTCCCATTTTAACAGTACCAGCAACAGTTTGCGCACCAGTTGTGGCATTTGCATAGGATACAGTGGTGGTTGTACACGCTGTAACAGTGAATGTGCCGTTGTATCCAACTGGAGTTACCCCTGCAACTATAATTTGTGCGCCCACTTGGAACGGTGCTGCTGCTTGTGCTGCAAACGTCAATGTTGCTGTAGTGCCTGTTCCGCTGGCAACAGTAGTTGCCAATGTTGTTGACAGTGATCCAACAGTGAGTACATCAGCAGCAGTATAACGATGTCCGCCCCAGGTTAATGTAACACCAGTCACAACGCCCGACGCAACTACCACAGTGCCTAGCATATATGACCCAGTACCACCGGTTAGTGTTTGATTGGTATGAGTACCATTCATATATCCAGTACCACCACCAACTAATGTTCCAAGTGTTAGAATTGGGCCAGTGGTGGCAAGTATATTTGCACCAACACTTAGGTTTCCAGGAACAATGAGACTAGTAGAATTTATGGTTGTCGACCCGCCATCTGCGTCTCCTATATTAATTGTAGTAGTAGAACCAGCTGCGCCGCCAGTACCAATGTTGATTGTTTTTGTACTGCCAGATGCAACTGCACCAGTTGATAAGTTTGTAGTAGATGTATCGGTACCGTCATAACCAAAGTTTCCAGTAGTTGCAGCACCAGCAAAGTTTACTGTAGTAGCAGTTGTATCAAACAGTGCCATTGTTGTGCTGGCAGCATTGATACCATTAGTGAACGTCGGACTTGTAGCAAATACAAGAGCACCTGAACCAGTTTCGTCAGATATAACACCTGCTAATTCAGCAGATGTAGTAGCTGCAAACACTGAAAGTTTGTTAGCAGTATAAGCAACAGTACCACCTGTACCGAACGCAACAGAAGAAGTGTCAGTGCCAGTAAATGTAAGAGTATTGCTTGCGGTTAGTGTTTTTCCATCTGCAATTGTTAAAGTAGAACCAGTTGCCGGTGCTGTTAATGTTAATTTGTTAATACTTGTTGCAGATGCAACACCAAGACTAGGAGTAACTAATGTTGGACTTGTGGCAAATACCAATGCACCACTGCCAGTTTCGTCGCTGATTACGCCAGCTAATTCAGAAGATGTAGTAGCTGCAAATACTGAAAGTTTGTTAGCAGTATAAGCAACTGTACCACCACCGCCAAACGCAACACTTGAACTATCAGTGCCAGTAAATGTAAGAGTATTGCTCGCTGTTAGTGTTTTTCCATTTGCGATTGTTAAAGTAGAACCAGTAGCTGGTGCTGTAATTGCAACTTTGTTAATGCTTGTTGCAGATGCAACACCAAGACTAGGAGTAGTAAGGGATGGACTTGTGGCAAATACAAGAGCACCCGATCCAGTTTCGTCAGATATAACACCAGCTAGTTCTGAAGATGTAGTAGCTGCAAATTGTGCAAGTGTACCGCCGGTAGTAGCCATAGTACCGGCTTGTAAAGTCACATTTCCGTCTGGTAATGTAACAGTTCTGTTAGCACTCAATGTAGCAGGTGTAATCGTTACTGCATAAGTGCTGGAGCCACCGGCTCTACCAGCAAGTATTACACCGTCTTGTGTTGCGGCAGCTCTAGCAGTAATAGATCCAACAACGTCTAGTTTTGTTGCAGGTGAACTACTTGTACCAATTCCAAGGTTACCGCTAGAAATAATAACATTACCTGTTCCGTTAGGTGTTAAAGTAATTGCTCCATTGCCTGCACCAGTTGCAATAGTCAGTGCGCCTGATGCATTGCTTAGTGTTGCAACATTTGACCCACTGTCTGCAAAGCTGATAAACGGGCCATCTGCGCCTATTCTTATGGTTGCTACATTGCTTGCACTCTCGTACAATAAAGAATCAGTTGCTCCAAACTGTACGCCTTGTGTTGCTTTTGTTAATCCAGTTACAGTTATGTCATCGCCAAATGTTACCATTGATGACGCAGCGCCCATTGTTATTACTGTGGCTGCACCAAATGCATTTACTGTTGTTGCAGTGGTGTTGAATACTGACAATGCTGTGCTATCAGTTAGCAAGCTAGTAGTAAAAGTTGGACTGGTACCAAAAACAAGTTTGCCACTGCCTGTTTCGTCGCTGATTACACCTGCTAGTTGCGAACTGGTAGTTGTAGCAAACTGACTTAGTGGATTGCCTATTACTGCTAGGGTACCAGATGTAGGCAATGTTACGTTGGTATTATCTGTTGCTGTTAATTGTAGAGTAAATGCACCACCGGTAACAAAATTTCCTCCTAGTGTTATTGTTTTAGTGCCATTGTTTACACCAGTTCCGCCGTATGTACCGGCTATAACAGTACCTTGCCAAGTACCAGTTCCTATAGTTCCAACACTGGTCAAACTAGATGTAACAACACTGGATCCTAGTGTTGTTGAACTAAGCACAGAGGTATTATTAATTTTAAAGACTTTGCCTGTTGCTAGGTTCCAATGTTCACTGCTGGTCCAATTATCATTTAGATCATCCCAGATGATAGTTTTATCTGTGGTACCTTTGAGAGTAATACCGCCACCGTCTGCTGTAAAATCACTAGGCGTTGCTACAGAGCCCAATTCAATATTTTTATCATCAACTGATATTGTAGTTGAATTAACTGTGGTTGTAGTTCCGTTAACAGTTAGATCTCCAGTGACAATTAAGTTGTTGTTAACAGTAGTAATTCCTGTTCCAGCACCTATTGAAAGTGCTGTTGCTGCACCAAATGCGTTTACAGTAGTTGAAATAGTGTTGAACACATTCGCTGTAGTTTCTGTACTTCTAATAGTATCAGCAGTTCTAACTTCGCCTGTAAATGTTGAGATACCGCTGGTGTCAATGGTCAATCTAGTGGTGGATGTTTGTTCTACTATTCCTGAAGATCCTACTTGTCCTGTTTTAATAAGAACAGATCCGCCGGTTGCATTTCCTGTGCTTAGACCACCTTGAATTATAAAGTTGCCGCCGGCTACGTTTGTACCAATACCACTTTCGCCTTTGATTGTTGCGGCCACCGGTGATGCACTGGCTTCAGCACTGCCAAAAATTACATTTCTATTTCTAAACAATATAGTGTTATCTTTGGTTATAGATCCTGCAACTGGGTTAGCTGGGTTAGCTGTTACAGTTGATGCAACTGAAATAGTAAAGCTGTTGGCATTTGATGTTGCACCTAACACTGGCCATTGACCATCGAGATTGGTTATCCCACTACCGCTTATGTTTACAGTATCACCAGCTCTAATACCCAATGTCAACGGTGTGTATGTAAATGTCAATGTTGTTGAACTGTTGATGGTTCCAACAGTTTCTGCACTTAAATAAATGTATTCAGCAGTAACACCTGTTACAATAGTGTTGGCTGGTATTGAAGCACTTCCAGTTACCAACATACCGTAAAGGATGCCTGCTGTTGATCCCATTGGTACTTCGTTTGATCCTAACGCAGTTACTGCATCTGTGCTTGCTGTAAAGCTAGCAAGATTTACAGCAACAGTGGTTGATATAGAAGCGTCATACCCTAAAACAAAAGAGGTAAGTGTTCTTGTAGCAGTGCTCTTGCCTATTTTAACAGTTTCTGCATTGCTTCCTATTTCTACAGTGGTAACGTTGTCATTATAAACTGTACCTGTACCGACGCTGTTTGACGAAAGTCTTGCAGATCCAACATCCAATCCTTCTGCTAATTCAAGTGCAGTGCTCCATTCAGGTGCAGTACCAGTTGAACGAAGGAATGAATTTGCTCTACCAATAGTTAATGGGCTAAGTGTACCACTTGACTGAGCATAGATCATGTCTCCAGTAGTATAGGTTGTTAAGTTTGTTCCGCCTCTGTTTACAGGAACAGCAGATGTTAAGTTAGCAGGATTTAGGAAATAAGCACTGTCTAGACTGTCAAGTGTTCCGGCATCGATTACACCACTTTTGATAAACACTTGACCAGTTGCACCAGCATCTACATCAAATTGACTTTGTAAGAATCTTGCAACACCCAATGTTGAATAAGATTGACCTATGTCTAAATCAACGTTAGCAATACCTATGTTTACAGGATCGCCGTAGAATTCTCCAGCAACATTTGATCCTGTAAGAGTTATTGGGTTATCTGTAGTGTTTGCTTTTTTAATCGATTGTACAACAGTTTGATAACTGCTGTCGCCTCTCAAAAATGTATCAGTGTTTGCAATGCCGCCGCTGGCCAATCTTGAAGGAGAAATTGTACCAGATACAATGTTACTTGCGTCTATGTTAGAAGCTGTTAGACTGTTCCAATTGGCTTTTATTCTTGAACTTGTATTAACCACAGAGTTGACTCTTGCGTTTTGTGGATAAATTGTTGCAGATCCTGTGCCAACTCCATCTATGTTTTTTGCACCTGTTACTAGTCCGTTTATACTTACCAGTGCTTCAGATCTCAATTCATGCAATGTAAAGCTGTTTGTTGTTACACTACCAATAAAGAATCTGCTGCCGCTTTCAACTTGTATTCCCGAAATGTCAAACAGATCGTTTCCTTCAAATCTCACAGCACTGCCAGTTGTCCATCCGTGTGCAGGAATCACTATACTGTTATCTATTACGTTCACAGTAAAGCGAGTAATGTTATGGTTATTGTTTGCTGGAGTACTGGTAAATTCGATCTTATTTAATAAAGAGTAATCTTCGTATAATTCTATAGTGCTTGAATCTATTGATTTTGCATAGTAGACAGATCCGTTTACCAAACCGCCTATAGCCACGTTACTAAGTGTATCGTATTTTACAGGATCGCCGTTGGTTAAGCCATGACTTGATATTGTTATTCTATGTGTAGTGTAATTGACATTACCGCCTGATCCAGAATCACCTGCAAGAAAGTTATTGCTTACAGTTGTGGTTAGTGTAATTGTTTTCTTATCAGCAGGAGCAGTGTTATCTTCAACAAAATCAACAGATGAAGCAGATGCTACAAAAAGTTCGCCGCCAAGTATATTAACATATGCACGTTTTTCAATAGCAATAACTTCTATTTGAAAATTTGATCCTGTGCCGCCGATGCTGGCAGCATTTGCAGAAACTATATCACCTATAGCATATCCAGTTCCGCCACGTCGTAGATCTACGTCAGTAACTTGACCAGCAGTAACAGTGATATCAGCATACGCTCCTGTTCCTATTCCAGTTATTGTTGTTAACGGAACAAATTCGTATGTTGCCGAACCAGCTGCTGGTGTATAACCCGATCCTCCGGTTATGTTGGCATTGTCAACATTTGTTAAAACACCAAATCTTGTTTCAGTTACTGCACCTTGTGCATTTCCATCAGCACTAGAAACAATGGTTCTTACAGTACCAGTTGCCGCAGTACTTCCGGTGTCTGCACCAGTATTGGCTACTGTGAATGTAGTTGGCGTTGGCGTAGAAATAACTTCGGCATTTACAGTAAATGTGGAATCTGAAGTACAAATAATCTGAACATGTGTTTCGGCTTGTAAGTTGTGATTGCCTGATGTAGTTATTGTAGCTACGTTTGTAGATCTTGAAACGTTGCTGATAGTTGCACTTGTAAAGGTATAACTATCATCATTAGAAAGTACCAAATATTGACTTGTGTTTGAAGATTTTAAGAAAAAGTTTTCAATGATTGCTGCGCTGGTTCCAAGGCTTGAAGGATATACTCCGCTGCTTACTGCATTAACAAATAGAGTTCCTGCGGTATCAAAATCAGTACCAGTACTGTCATCGCCAGCCTTGAATTCTCCGCTGATACTAGCAACAATAATTGTTGGACTGTTGGCATAATCACCTTTTGCATAACCAATAGCGCCAGTTGATGGTTGAGTAATTGTAGCGCCATCAGCAGCAGTAATATTTCCACTTAGCGTAAGTTCTATCTGTTCATATTCTTCAGTGGCAATGTCCCCTGCTTTTAAGTCTACTGCTGGAATTTCGTCTACTTGCAGTAACTTAGACAAATATCCATTGGTTGTAATACTGGTAAATTGTCTTGTTGCAGGAATCAATTCAGCATTTAATTGTCCGTTTGTGTTTAATTGAACAATTGCGCCAGGTACGGCTGCGGTTGAAACAGATTTGTCAATAAAGCCTCCAAGTCTGTTTGATAAGAAACTTCTCATGGCTAATTGAGTTGATAGACGTGAATTGCTTGGGCCTCCAAGCTCGTCATCTCCAAGATTTACATCAGTGGATATTTCTTCAATCACTACATTAGAAAATGCAAGACGCAATACATCAAGTTCGTCTACAGTAACTTTATTTCTAAATGTAATGTTGCCTGTACGGTTATAAGCTGTAATAAAGTTACCTACTTTAAAGTCGCCCAATTCGTTAGTACCAGAAGTGTAAACTCTACCTGCTAATTCTTGATATTGTTCGTATGCTTCTCTGGTATTTCCACCGTTTTGTGGAAGTGCGTTATAGTCTGTACCAGAACCTGCAAATTCCCAAGTGTGTGAAGAACTGTTAACAGTACTTGGTCTATGGAACCATACTTGTTTTTCCAACAGATTGACCAAGTTGGTTAACAATCCGCCCTGCACTGTTGAACCTACAGTAAATGTTGCAGTGCTTAATCCAGTTTTTGCTGTTACTTCGTTAACACCAATGTTGGTATTAGGAACAACACTATGATCGCTGCTGATGTCACTGGTTGCATCAAATTGTACACGTTGGGTTGATTGTCCTACAGTTACTAATTCAATTGAAACAACCAGTTCTCTATCAGCAGGTTTCCAGCTGTAAACTATTGCGCTATTGTTGTTTACTCCAGTTGTACCTGTGATTGCTCTACCTGGTACAAAGTTATAAGACTCAGATCCAGATTGCAATATAAGTGTCTGATAAGTGTTATGGCTTGAAATTATTTCGTTTATAAAAAATTCTACTGTGTTTGAAACAAACTTGTGAATGCCTGTACCGGTTGATCTTATATTAACGTCATAAAGTAAACTATCATCAAATGCTAAACTGAATTCATTGGCATTGATAAATTTTACGTAATAGATTTGTTCAGGATCTAATCCTAATATCGATGAATTACCATTGTTTTTGTAAAGAATTGATTGTCCATTTACAAATCCGTGACCGTTGATAGTAATAATATTTGTTGTGCTGTTTACATCAGTTGCTGCATTAAAGCTGACTTCTGTTCCAGAAGTTTTATAATTGTCGGTTATGTCACCTTCTGAAGATACATCAAATGGTTCTGGAATAGTGTTGGGTTCAGATATACCATTTTTTATTAAGTCAAATTTTTCATCGACAAACGATCTTACAGTGCTGTCCAAGGACGCTATTGATACAGCAGTAATGGCACTTAATTGTTCTATTGCAGAAGTAAATTGATCTTCTTGTTCACTGATTGTTAAACTGGAACTATCTCCAAGTCTATTTGAAAAATAAGACAGTGTTACTTGACGAGTTATACTATTACCAGTGCTCCATGTGTCCTGTGCAACAGCATCTAGAATGATTAAAAATGCTGCACGATACACAGATTCAGTGTATGTAAAATTGTACCACAATGATCCAGGAGTTGCTGTTGCAATTTGTGTATTGATCCAGCTGATTGTATCGTCTGCTATAGTATTTTTTTCTGATTCAATTAAATCGTAGGCTATTTTATATTCTGGTTCTCTAAAGCGTACAACAAATTCTTCAACAGGAGCAGATCTGTTGACCCCAACTACTGTTATTGTTTGTGATCCACTGCTAACACCTGTAGAAGATACAAACCCTCGGTCAAATTTAAAAGTTCTAGGAGAATAGCCCGACGATCTTAGAGCGTACAATCCAAAGTTTGTAGCAGAGTTGGTAATAGAGCAGTATCCACCGCTTTGTGTATAAACACCATTAAGCAAGAAAATTTGGAAACACGAAACTATTTGAGCGTATGCATCATTGATTAAACGCCAACCTGTACCACCAAAAGAAAGCATAGTGAAAGCGTTGGACACCATCGACTTGCCCTGTTCTGGTGCTGGACCTACAACAGGGTTTTCAACTTCAATTTGTAAATTTGGAATGTTTGGTGAATTGACTTTACTACCATCTATCTTTACGCCGTTGCCGCCCAAGAACGATATCAACGAACAATTTTGCACATACGGCGATGTTACAATTGTAGGTTTTGTAGTTGGTAGGTATGTGTATCCGTCTCTACTAACAGTAGCATCTGCAGGATCGTCATAGGCTACTGCATAATCAAATGTAAACAATGGAACAAAATTTGCATCCACTGCATCTCTAAAAGTAAATTCTGCAAAATAAGAACCGTTTCTAACACGCAGCATATCTTGATTTGCGTTGGATGGTCTTATAATACAACCTCTTAGGCCTTCGCCTACAACAATAACGTTATCCGGAATAATAACTGGATTGCTTTCGCTGTAGTCTCCAGCAGCAACCTTGATGGTTACTCTTGTTCCATTGATAGTGCCGTCTGGATTGTAAACCATTGCAGATGCAAGTTGACAGGCACGTTTCAAGGATCTAACTGGAAGATTTATACCGTCATTTGTGTCATCGCCGTTTTCCGAACTAACAAATAAACTTTTTCCGCCGTAAATATCAGCACTGCTAAAATACAATTCTCCGCTATCGTTGACTGCAAGCAAGGATCCTGCTACACCTGGACCAGTAGGTAAAGTTAACGAATATCCAGAAACCAAGTTGTTAGGTGCTTTGATACTAACACCTTCTAAGCCGCCGCCCACATTTTCTCTAAAAGTTAGTGAGTTTTCGTTTTCAATAACAACACTGTCTTTTAAATTTATAGAAGCGTCTGTAATGTTAACTTTTTCAGAACCGTCAACTACTATAGAAACAATACCTTGAGAGCTATCATTTTCATCTGCGACTGTAACACTGGTATTGTTTTGAAAAATTCCTTGTGTTAGGTCAACAACCGTATTGTCATCTTTTAATAAAAAGATTTTACCATCCGCTGTGTTGATTGCTAATTCACCAGATTCTAATTGAGATGATTGTGGGATTTTGCCGGAAACAGACGAACGTTTGTGTCTAATAACAGTAGAAGACATTAAGATAAACTCCTATATAGGTACGGGTCAGGACCGAAGTCGCCCAAATAATTACAGTGATAGCAATCACTGTAATTATTTATCTAGGAGTTAAAGTTTAGTTTAATACGGGCCGCCGTCTGGGTTGCCAAAGAACGGAATGCCGTCAATTCCAACTTTTAATACTTGTCCAGGAGTACCTGCTGCTGTAACTTGGATAGCGTTGCCATTGTTACCATACAGAATACCGTAAAGCGTAAAAGTTGTATTTCCAGTACCACCGCTTGGCACTGTCAATTCTTCAGTGAAAGTAACTGCACCTGTTACATCAAGCGTTCCACCGATGTTAACATCATCAGCAATACCGACACCGCCATTAACAACCAACGCACCAGTTGTAATGTTAACTGATAGTGTATCATCATCTATTAGAACAGGGCCAGTGACTGTGCCACCGTTTAATTTGTTAAGATATCTGTTTTCTACATAGTTAACAACTGCTGTTTGAGTAGGTACTGTATTGCTGTCTGCTACACCAAGACTCGAAGTTAAATCACTATTATCATTAACTTCTCTTAATTCAACTCCTACTGGAATGCTGTTTCTTCTAAATGGTCCTATAGCTGAAATACCACCAAGATTAATTTGGTTTGCTTGTAGATCTATCGCACCAGTTAACGCATTAACAGTAAAGAAATTGCCAACTCTAAAATTACCTATTTGGTCTGTACTAGTCGAGAATACTTTTCCGCCATTGGTTTCTATAAATTCGTTATCAGGATTTGGAGTACCTCCAAAGAACGGTAACGCATTGTAGGTAATTCCAGCGCCCACATATTCAAATGTATGTCCTGAAGTACTTACAGAACTAACGTTGATCAATTCAGCATATGTATTTGCTACAACTGCGGTAAGACCTGGGAAGAGTGTAATGTCTGCTACACCGCCGTATTCTGCATTCAAAGTAAATATAGCGTCATCAACTATGTTTGCTAAATCGCTGAGAATTGTTACACGCTTATTGTTTAGATTAACGTCACCTAGGCTGTAGTCGTGATCGATCTCTGTTGGTAAAGCAGCGCCTTTGATCACCTGTGCTATTTTTTCAACTAAAATATATAGAGTATCGGCACTGGTTGTACCAGCACCGGAGCCTATAGTTTGAGTTAAGGTAACGCCTTCACTGGTTTCAACAAGAGTATTTTTTGCAATCGTTTGCATTATTTTTGCAAGATGTTTATAGGTCAATTCTGTAAATACTTCTTGACCTGATATTACTGCATTATTATAATATGCCTGTGCCGCACGTCTAGATTGTTTATTTCCACTATACATTATATCATACAGTGATGCTTCAATAATATATACAACATCTCTTTCGCATTTTTCAATGTTGTATGTAAAGTCTAAGATTGTGTTGGTTATATAATCAATCACACCCTGCTGAATTGTAGGATTAGCATTTACTAACAAATCAACTGCATCGCTAACTGAATTAGTTTGCCATGTAAAGTTTGGACTTTCGTTTTGTGGTGTTGTTTCAAGTCCAGTTGAATCTGACAGTGCAGTAATCAATATGTCTAACAAATCAAGTGCAGTGGTGCTTTCTGTCGAAGTTCCAAAGTTTGGAATTAAAATCTGTGGTTCTGCACTGCTGTATGGAATTACAACGTTACCTTGAATTATATCTGGTATTACAGCTTGTAGTCTGCTTAACGCATCAAGAAATTCAGTTTCTTCTCCTGTAATAGCAGGTACGCCGCCGTTGAAGTAAGCTCTTGTTGCAATCAATATTGCTAAATTTCCACCGTATAGCAGATCGTGAGTTATAGCATCAACAATGTATCCTGCTTTGTTTCTCCAGTCAGTTTCATTATAAACAAATCCGCCATGATTGTTATCTGTATAAGAAATAAATTCTTCAACTAAAAACGGTCTGTTATCCTGTAACTGTCTTGCAGCATCAATTTCTTCAAACGAAGCAACTGGTGGTGACGGAAATACTGTGCCTTCGCTGGGCAGTTGATCTTCTTCTATAATATCTAAAATGATATCAAATCTGTCATTTACTTCTGTTTGCACTGCTGTATTTGCACCAACAGTGTTAGATGACAATCGCTTTGCTTCTCTTAATGCTGCAACTGTAGCAGCATACTGATCTGCTGGTATAACATTTGCATACAGCAAACCAGCAGTTATACTATTATGATTGGTTTCTAGTCTAACATCTCTGGCAACTGCATCAATGATAGAACCGATACTTTGTTTAAATCCTTCTATAGAATATGTAGAATCTGGGAAATTTGTTAATATATACGCTGTAACTTGAGTTGCTACTGTGTCTCTATTGGCATATATTTGTCTTTCAGCTGTCTGCAGAGAAGTTACCGCCCACGAACTATCAGGGTAGGTAATAGTTGGCAGATTTTCCAATGTTTCGTTATCTATAGCATCAATGATAGTTTGCATTAGATCAGAAAGCAGATCAACTTCTGTACCCGATGCATTTCCGCTGGAAAAGTCTTGTGACAATGCATTCATTGGAGATTTTACAATAGCATTTCCTAAAACAATTTGTCCAATAATAAATTGCAATCTTTCATATGCAGCAACAATAGCTTCTGATTCGTCTGATTCGACTTGGATTACTCCGTCATCAAAATATGAATTTGTTATGTTTATTGTTGCACTGTTGCCTTTGTACAATATATCATAACTCAACGCATCAACTATGTATCCTACATCTCTTTCGTAGTTTATTGCGTTGTATGCTAAATCTGGATAATTATCATCAATCCAAGCAACAATTTCTGTACGTATAAATTCTCTATTTGCTCTTAGATGATTTTTTGCACCTAGTCTAGTTAAAGTAACATTAGTAGGTGAAGGGTATTGAATATCAGCAGCACTTGAACTATCACCAGCGTTTACTAAATCAATAATTTCATCAAATGCTGCGTTGCTTCTTGACAAGGCTGTACCGTTTGAACTCACAGAACTCAAAGCTGCAACTTGACCTTTGGCATATGCTATAGCTGAAAGAGTTTGTGTTTTTTGATTAGGTTGCACAAATTCAGCATTTCCGTTAACATACGATAGTCCTGTACTCACTGCATTATAATTTGTTCCTAAAGAAACATCATATGCCACTGCTGCTAATATTAATCTAATGTTCTGCTCGAACTTTGCTTGATTATACGAAAGATTGGTAAATTGTTCTGCAATGTACTTTGTAGTTTCTTCGATAATAAAATCTCTGTTTGCAAGAATATTATCTTTAGAATTTACAGTTTCTGCAGGAAGAGAAAGATTATTATATACAATTTCAGGAGCAACAGAACTATCACCTTGTTCGATGATGTTGGTTATAATAGCAAATCTCTCAATGATTTCATATCTTGCTGTTTCATTTGCAGGATCTGAATC